TGTCGGGATGAACGGTAGAGAGTACCGGATCGATCTGAAAAAATACATCGTTAGAGGTGATGACACAAAGAAAAGGTCAAGTTATCACCTAAGAGCACGCGATATACTACGTGAGACATTTAAAGGGTATAGCGTTCTAGAAGAGGTGAAACTGCCTGGGTCTAGGAATCCTAGCAAAAAATCCGCTTTATTCCTTGACTTTCTGATTCCAAGTGTTATGATAGGGGTTGAAGTCCACGGCAAGCAGCATTATGAGTTCTGTTCCTTTTTTCATAAGACTAAGGCTGGGTTTTACGGCCACAAGAGAAGAGACGCTATTAAAAAAGAGTGGTGTGAAATAAACGAAGTTACACTTGTAGAGTTCAGTTATCTAGATTCAGATGAAGAATGGAGAGATCAAATTGACTGCGCAAGAGAGGCTTGAAAACTTTTTAGAAGGCATTGATAGATACATCGAGGCAAAAAATCTCGGCCCGCCAGAGTTTAAAGATGAATTCAGACTACCAGAGGATATGTCTCTCTCGGATTTAGACAAGCTAACGCGAGACGACTGCTTTAACTATGCTTACCAACTATATCAATACGCCGACCACATAAATCAAGAAAAAAGCAAACAGGAGACCGTAATAAACTGGTGTAAGTCGTCCATAATGACTATAATATCCCAGGAGTCTGAAAACTTTTCACAGTATACAAAGCATGAAATGAAAGAGGCTACTGTCATCCGAGAAAACATGGTAGCGAAAAAAATACACGAGTGGAACAGTGTGGCAGAGGCGAGGGTTGCTTCGCTGAAGAACAAAGAACAAATAGTTAGAAGAAAAGCCGACTGTCTAATAGAGAAAGGAAAAAGGAAATGATAGATTCAGCAAACGATGAGATAATTAAAAGTATTCTAGCGGGCCTAACAGAAGAACAAAAGCAAAAGCTTATAGACCAAGTGGTTGGTGTTCCAGAGGACAAACCTTCAGGAGAGCGAAATGAACAAAGCCCGAAACAAAGTGGTAGAGTTAATGAAGACTTTACAGTCAATAGAGACCTAACACAGAAAGTGAGAGAACCAGTGAGAGCAAAGAAAAACAAGTGGACCGACGAGGGAGAAGCCCATAAGGACATTGAAACGCCAATGTTCGAAAAGACTCCACGAGCAAGAAAACCTCACAAGATGCAAGAGGTTGAGTGCCACGCCTGTGGAAAGTCTTTCAAGATCGACCCCTCAAACACTTATGGGGAATACCATAGATGCAACCGCTGCGGAGGCGGAAGGTAAAAAGATGAGTTCAAAATTGATGGACGTTGGCGCAGAAAGAGCTGTGCTCGCTGGGCTATTTTCGTATGGAATAGAATCATACGTTGAAGTATGCGACCTTATTGACCATAAAACATTTGGACATCAAAACAATCAAGTATTGTATAAATGTCTAGAGAAGGTACTTCAGGATGAGGTGCTTGTTGACATACCGGCAATACTAGCCGCAGCAAGCCAACTCGGCCTTTCGGATGCTATCAACACCAAGCAGGAGCTAGAGTATATAAAATCCTTGATGGAGTTTCCCGTCAAGAAAAACAACGTTGTACATTTCGCCAGCCAGATTAAAAAATTCGAGTTTGCTCGTAAGATCAAATCACTAGCAGCAAAGATCGGTAGGGATGTCGATGAAATAAACGGTGACGAAAATATAGACGAAATTATCGGGTTGATCGAAAACCCCATAATGGAATTCCTACGAGAAGACGAAACCAACAGCAAACCAGAGAAACTTGGCGATGGCATCGAAGAGTATCTGGATTTTCTAATTAACAATGAATGTGATCAAATTGGAGTAGCCACGGGCTTCCCGAGGTTTGACGCAGTAATAGGAGGAGGTTTGCGTAGGAAGTGTGTAGACCTTGTATCGGCTAGACCTGGGGTTGGTAAATCTGTTTTTGCAGACAATGTAGCCCTTAACGTAGCCTCACGTGGTATTCCCGTCTTAATGTTAGATACGGAAATGTCCAAAGAGGATCATTTAAATAGAATCATTGCTAACCTAACTAATATACCTATCAATGATATATCGACAGGCAAAGCTCTACAGGATGAAGAGAAGTTTATCAAGATTAAGGCGGCTACAGAGCAAATAAAAGAGATGCCATATACGTATGTCACTGTATCAGGAGCGCCGTTTGAGACAATAATAAACACCATAAAGCGGTGGATTATGCAAGAGGTTGGAACAGATGAGAATGGACAGACCAACGAGTGTCTGGTGATTTATGACTACTTGAAATTGATGTCATCTTCAGCTATAAATAATAATATACAAGAATACCAGGCTCTTGGTTTCCAAATTACCTCACTACATAATCTTGCTGTGAAGTATGACTTCCCCTGCTTGTCGTTTGTTCAGTTGAACCGTGACGGCATAACTAAAGAGTCTACGGATGCTGTATCTGGGTCAGATAGATTAATTTGGCTCTGCACCTCTTTCAGTATCTTTAAGTTAAAGTCCGTGGAAGAATTAGCCGAAGATGGTCCAAGGACCGGAAACAGGAAGCTGGTGACACTAAAAGCTCGACATGGAGCCGGATTAATGGACGGCAACTATATAAACATGAAAATGTATGGAGAGCATAGCAAGCTGGAAGAATTGAGGACTAGAGATGAGTTCATTATACACAGGGAAACCCAAGGGGCAATTGAAGGCTCGGAGTTACCATTCGATGACGAAGAAGAAGCATGATCTCGGCAAAATTAGATCGTTGGTTTATGACAACCTAGAGAAACTACTGGAAAGCTTTGATATAGAGTATGAGTCATTTGAAGATGTTATTTTTTGTAAGTGTCCAATTCACGAGGGCAGCGACAACCCAAAGGGTGTGTCTTTCTCAAAAGAGAGGCGTCAGTGGAAGTGTTGGACTAGAGGTTGTCATGAAGAAAATTGGGATATATACGGTTTTGTAAAGGCCGTTCTTTCTACGAGGAGCGGAGAAGACAAAGAGTTTAAAGACGCCCTAAGATATATTCTTGATCTTTATTCGATTGGAGATAAGTATAAGACGGAAAAAATTGACCAGCCTGTCGAGGATGACTTTTCAAGGGTTGTCAAGGTATTTAAAAGGAATGAACAGTTACAAAACGTAGGGACTTGTAGACAAGTGCCGACAATTGGTAACTCCCCATATTTTGAATCACGAGGCTTTCATCGAAACACACTTAAATATTTTGAAGTAGAGGACTGTGAAGATAAAAATTCTACAATGTTCAACAGGGCCGTCATACCGATCTACTCGGATAAAGATATTCTTGCGGGATATATTGGAAGGGCCGTCAAGTCTTACATTCAGCCAAAGTTTATATTCACAAAGACATTCAAAAAAACAGACTACCTATATAACTACTACAGGGCTATAGAGCACGCCCAGAAGGTTTCTTGTTTATTTGTACTAGAAGGGCAGGGTGATGTTTGGAGAATGCACGAGGCTGGAGTAAAAAATTGCGTAAGCATATTTGGAAAGGATATTTCTGAGGTGCAGAAGAATAAGATAATGACAAGCGGCGTTACCAGATTAGTAATATTGACAGACAACGATCAGGCAGGGCGAGAGTCTAAGATTAAAATTCAACGTATGTTCAACAGGATGTTCACCTTAAGGTTCCCAGCGTTATCTAGAAATGATGTTGGAGACATGACCGTAAACCAAATACAAAAAACTATTCTAACTAATTTGAGAGGACTCTATTGATGCTAGAGGTTGTATCCTTCATAGGTAAAAAATCTTTTGAGTATGAGTCAAATTTTGATTATTTACTAGAGGGTCTTGAACATAAAATTAAAAGCATTGACGACGACCCGAAATCATTCAGTAAGGTCTTGATAAATTATCAAGCTATGAATGAGTATGTACCATTACAGATAGCAAATTTTGTAAAAAAGCTGGAGTGTCCATATTCTTTGTTTCATCATTCAAATGAGTGGGGTTGGATGCAATATCCACAAATAAGAAACAGTATAGATACAATGGCAGCTACTAAACATCATTACGGGGGAGCTAGCCGTATTTTTAGAAATTACTGGAATCCGATGTTTGACTACGACTCGGTAACACATCTTCCAATATTTTGGCAAAATGGATTCTTAGACAATCCAAGAGCTAAAAACGTCGAAAAGTTATACAAGACTGCATTTGTTGGTAGTCTAAAAAACGACAGAAAGAAAGTTATAGAAATCATGCAAACAATGGGCGATTGTTTTGTGCATGAATCATCTGGTTGGATGTCAAATGATATAATTTCTGTAGACAAACAGGCCGAAGCGTACTCAAAGTCGGTTCTGTGTCCCTGTCCTATGGGGGGTTGTCATCCAGAAGTTTTTAGAATGTGTGAGATCCTTGAGTCGAAATCGATCCCCGTTATTGTAGAGTATTTTGACTTCGAATACCATAATAGAATATATGGGTATGACTCTCCTATACCAAAAATAAAATACTGGGAAGACCTACCAAAGGTTTATAAAGATATAGAAAAGCAAGGGATTCAAGAGACAACCCAGAGGATACAAAATTGGTATCAAAACTGGAAAGTCAGAACAAAAAATAAGTTTCAATCAACACTTTTGAACATGGAGTAAAAATGACAAGAATTATTGGTATCTCTGGTAAAAAACAGTCGGGAAAAAGCACGTCTGCCAATTGGTTTCACGGACTCGTCTTAAAAGACCAAGGTTTGGTGGAAGATTTTAATGTTGACGCTAACGGTAAGCTGGCTATTGAAACGTTTAATCAAGCCCGTGAAAAGGGATGGGGAGTGTTCGACGTTGACAGAAAAGATGAAGCTTTTGTGGAATACGCAGAAGAAGAAATGTGGCCCCATGTAAAGATGTACAGCTTTGCCGACACG